GGGCTCCTCTGTACCCTGAATTGGCTTGCCGCGTTGCATCCTAATCAGTCTTGGGGGGTTCGCCCCCCATTTCTAAATCATTCTTTTTAAGGAAAACATCATGTCTAATCCAGGACCAGCATCCACCCAAACCCCAGTTTATTTGCTTAACGGTAGCGCCGCTGATGGCGTATTGCTCGGCATCGCTGGTGGCAAAGTCGGTTTCTATGGCGAAACTCCAGTTGTTCAAGCAGGCGCAATCACAGCATTGACCGCTGCCCCTACAACTGCTGAATTCGTTGCAGCAACTAACGCTATCATCACAGCACTGCAAAACATCGGCGTTACAGCTTAATTTTTGCGGTTGCCTTTACGCCACCTGAGTAAAATCGGGTGGCGTTTCTTTTTGTGAAGGAAAAAGAGTGAAACACATAATGATTGCCATTCCCGCATACACGGGCGTGGTTCACATGGGAACAATGCGTTCTCTAATCAACGACACCATTGAACTGGTCAAAAGGGGCGACAGGTTCACATTGGTTGACGATATTGGTAATGCCCTAATTGCTGACAGTCGTGGCGTAATTGCCACCCGCTTTTGGGAATCTGACTGCGATGAACTAATCTTCATTGATTCAGACGTCACTTGGGAGGCTGGTGCTTTGCTTAAGCTGGTTGACGCTCCTGTTGATTTGGTTGCAGGCATCTACCCTGGTCGCCGTGACCCTATCACCTACCAACTCCACTATCTTGACAAAAAAGAACTATGGGCAGACCCTGCCACTGGTCTTTTGGAAGTCAAATCTGTGCCAACAGGGTTTATGAAGATAAGCCGCAACTGTATTGAGCGCATGATTGCTGAATACCCAGAACGTCATTTCTACACAGCCGAACGTGATAAACAGTTTTATCCATTGTTTGACCATGTTTTTGAAGATGGTTACAAATGGGGTGAAGATTACAGTTTCTGCATCCGCTGGCGTAAGATTGGCGGTCAGGTTTGGGTTGACCCTGAAATTGAAATGGGTCATGTTGGCTATAAAATCTTTCAGGGCAACCTAGGAAATTACCTAAGAAATAGGTAAAATCCGCCCATCTTTGCAAAGGAACATCTATGTCTACTCCTTTTCGTGTAGTCGGCCCAACAGTCGCAGTATCTGCTGGCGCAACCGCTACCACAGAACGCTTGGTCAACAACGACCCCAACATTCAATGTAACTTCGTTTCCCTGATTAACACTGGCGCAACCAGCGTTGCAGTGAAGTTTGGCCCTGCTGGTGTTGGCGCTCCTGTGCTGCCAGTCAGCGGCTCGACAACTGGTGACTTTGTGTTGCCACCTTCAATGAATGATGCAATCATGTTTGGCGTTCCTACCACTCCCACTTATGTGCGAATGATTGGTTCTGCTGCTGGCCCTTCTATCGTTTACGTTACCCCAATCGCTTTCTAAGGGGGTTTTATGGCTGACCCTGCCAAGACCGAAGACCAGAATTTACTGCCTGTTCAGGCGTATTTTGATGTTGACGGTGAATTTCAAACCTTCATTGGTCAGGGACAGCCGTTTTATGCGACTGTGAACCCAGACCAATCAGGTCTGCACATCACAAACAGCACGATTGATTCAACAACAATCGGCGCTACTACGCCTTCAACGGGCGTTTTTACCAATGTTTCAACGACAACTGGTCAAGTTGCCACGGCTCCAAGTGGTAACACAGATATTGCAAATAAGTTGTATGTTGATTCTGTTGCGCAAGGTTTGGCTCCAAAGCAAGCCGTTAAATGTGCAACAACTACTGATATTGTCCTTCTTGGACTACAAACCATTGACACTTACACCACCTTGGCTGGTGACCGTGTATTGGTTAAAAATCAAACAACTTCATCTTTGAACGGCATTTACATTGCATCTGTTGGCGCTTGGACACGTTCCACCGACATGGATGTATGGTCAGAAGTGCCAGGTGCTTACACAGTCGCTTTAAACGGCTCAACTAACTTAGATACAGGTTGGGTTTGCGTTGCTGCTGATACTGGAACAATTAACGTTACTGCAATGCCTTGGGTGCAATTTGCAGGTGCTGGAACTTACTTTGCAGGCACAGGCTTAACGCTTGCCGCCAATACGTTCAGCATCACAAATACTGGCGTTACGGCTGCGACAAAGGGTTCTGCATCAAAGACTGTTACGGTTGCTGTAAATGCTCAAGGTCAACTGACCAGCCTGACAGACCAAGACATTGCTATTGCTGGCACTCAAATTACATCTGGCACGATTGATTCTGCTCGATTGTCTGGTTCTTACACTGGCATTACTGGTGTTGGCACTTTGACTGCTGGAACATGGAACGCATCAACAATTGATGTTTCTTACGGTGGCACAGGCGCAACAACACTCACAGGTTACGTTAAAGGAACTGGAACTGCTGCATTGACAGCCGTTTCAAGCATCCCAACAACCGATTTGAGTGGCACGATTTCTAATGCTCAACTGGCTAATAGCACTATTTCTGGTGTTGCGTTGGGTGGAAACCTTTACAACCTGACGTTTGGCTCTGGAATTACGGCATCTTCAGCAACCTACAACGGTTCTGCGGCTGTTTCTATTTCTAATGCTGCGCCAATGGTCTACCCTGCTTCTGGTATTCCACTTTCAACAGGCACAGCTTGGGGAACGTCTTACAGTACAACTGGCACAGGAACTGTGGTGGCTTTGGCTACTGCTGCAACACTGAACAACCCAACGGTTTCTGACTACACAGCTTACACGCCAACAACTGCGCCAACATACACAGAAGGCCGTGTTTTCTATGATTCAACAGCTAAAACGCTGAACTATTACAACGACAATTCGCAAATGTCCGTCAATATCGGACAAGAACAGATTGTTCGCGTAAGAAATCAGACAGGTTCAACCATTGCAAACGGAACGGTTGTTTACATTAGCGGTGCGACAGGTCAGACGCCATTGGTGACTAAGGCAATTGCTACGTCATACACAACAGCTGATGTGATTGGCGTTACAACCACTGACATTACAAACAATGGTTTTGGTTATGTGACCATCAATGGCACAGTAAACGGTCTTGACACATCTGCATTTGCTGATGGAAATGCTGTTTACTTGTCTGCGTCTGTTGCTGGTGCATATACGGCAACAGAACCCACATCGCCAAACTATTCCATTCAAGTCGGTGTTGTGCTTTACAGCCACGGCGTAAATGGCAAGTTATTGGTTGCAATCCAAAACAAATCTGTTGAAGTTCAACACATTATTGGAACTGTTGCAATTACAAATGGCGGTACAAATGGAACGGCTACTCCTACTGCTGGTGCTGTTCCCTATGGCACTGGTACTGCTTACGCATTTAGTAGCGTAGGAACAACAGGTCAGGTTTTGACTTCAAATGGTTCTGGCGCTCCTACTTGGACAACGCCTGCTTCAGCCATTACGATTTCTGACGATACAACCACCAATGCCACGCGCTATCCGTTGTTTGCAGACGCTACAACAGGCGCAGCATCAACTGAGTATGTCAGCTCTACCAAGTACAAATTTAACCCGTCTACGGGCGTTCTGACGTCAACCAGCTTTTCTGGCGCTGGTACGGGTTTGACAGGTACGGCTTCAAGTCTTTCAATTGGTGGCAATGCGGCAACAGCAACGAGTGCGACCACGGCAACAAACATTGCTGGCGGTGCTGCTGGTTCTTTGCCATATCAGGCAAGTCCAGGCTCTACAACCTTGCTGGCGGCTGGCTCTAACGGTCAAATCTTGACCTTGGCGGCTGGTGTGCCATCTTGGGCTGCTGCTCCTTCAACTGGCATCACGATTACTGATGACACAACCACAAATTCAACCCGTTACTTGACGTTTACAAGCGCAACAACAGGTTCAATTACTGGTGAAAACGTATCGTCAACAAAACTGCAATACAACCCAAGCACAGGAACGACAAGTTCCACAAACTTCACCGCAAGCGGTACGGTCACAGGTGCTTTGGTCAATGCAACCAACGGAATTGTGATTAACAGTCAAACTGTGGCTGCAAGTTACTCAATTCCAAGCGGCTCAAGCGCCATGTCTGCTGGTCCAATTACTGTTGCTTCAGGGCAATCTGTGACTGTGGCAAGCGGTTCGCGTTGGGTTGTTTTATAAAGGAAAGCCATGTTTGAATGGAAAATTCTTGAAATTCAAGCCAAAGATGGTTTGATTACACAAGCAAAATACCACGTTACTTTGTCTGAAGAAGGCAAGTCTGTGGAAACAGAAGGCCATTGGAAGTTTGGCGACCCTGTTTTGTCTGTGCCTTTTGACCAAATCACAGAACAAATTGTGGTTGGCTGGATTAAGCAAGAGGCTATTCAATACGGCAAAAATATCATAGAATCAAGGCTAACGGAACAGCTTGAAGCATTGAGGACAGAGAAAGTCTTGCCGCCCTGGGTTCCACAAGTGTTCACATTGGATATGAAATGACAAAACAAATTTCCAAAGAATATTTAGACGAGCTGTTTGAGTATCGTGATGGAAAACTGTTTTGGAAAATTTCTAAAGCAAAAAGAATTAAAGTTGGTCAAGAAGCTGGCAGTCTCAAAGACAAGGGCTACTACCATGTTGGGATTGATGGAACAAATTACTTAGTTCACAGACTAGTTTTTTGCATCAAAAATGGTTTCATGCCTGATTTTGTTGACCACATTGATGGAAATCCAAGCAATAACAAAATTGAAAATTTGAGAGCAGCAACACGTTCGCAGAACAATTGCAATTCAAAGATTCAAAAAAATAACACATCTGGCGTTAGAGGTGTTGCATGGATAAAAACAAGACAGCAATGGGTTGTTAATTGCCAAGTAAACAAAAAACCAAAACAAATTGGCTATTTCAAAGATTTTGAATTGGCTGAACTTGCCGCTATTGAGGCTAGAAACTTGTATCATGGCGCATACGCAAGGAATCAATAATGACGAAACCCATTGATATAATTTCGAGGGCATTGAAAGACATTGGCGCGTTGGAAGCTGGTGAAACACCCACGCCTGAAGCAGCGCAAGATGCCTTTGAAATGATGAATGACTTGGTTGACCAATGGTCAAACGAGAACATGATGGTTTTCAACGTCACGGAAATCATTTTCCCTGTCATTCAAGGACAAGTCCAATACAGCCTTGGCCCATACCCAGAAACAACCAACTTTATCGGCGCTTCATTTGAAGGCTCGATTACTGGCGACATTCTTACTGTTACAAGCGTCAATTCAGGCGCTGTGGCACAAGGTCAGCTTTTAAGTGGTGGCGGCATTATTGCTGGAACAAGAATTACCCTTGAAATCACAGGCGCTGGCGGTAACGTCATTGAAGCTGGTACATACAAGGTAAGCATCCCGCAAAACGTGGCTGCTACGACCATCACAGCAAACTATCAAAAGCCTTTGAGCATTGATTCTGCGTTTGTGCGTATCAACACAACGTCAAACGGTCAGCCAATCAACAGCGGTGGTCTGGACTATCCAATTTCCGTGTTGGCTTTGCAAGACTATCAAATGATTGGCTTGAAAACGCTCAACGGTCCTTGGCCTAAAGCGATTTACTACAACCCAAATGAAGAATCAGGCAACTTGTTTGTCTGGCCTAGCCCATCGCAAGGTGAAATGCACTTGTTTGCAAACACCTTGTTCACGCGCTACGGCACTCTTTATGAAGATGTAGTCTTGCCACAAGGCTATTCAATGGCGTTGCGTTGGTGCTTGGCAGAGCGTTTGATGCCTATGTACGGCAAAGTCAACGGCACTCAGATTCAAATGATTAACGCTTACGCTGCACAGGCAAAAGCTACATTGAAACGAACAAATATGTCGCCATTGCAAGTGGCTCGTTACCCTGATGCGCTTCTGGTCAACAAAGCAAAAGATGCTGGCTGGATTCTCACTGGCGGCTTTATCTAAGGAACTGACATGGCATCGACCACGTTTATTAACAACCAGACCGTAATTGCTGCAGATTGGCTCAATGACGTTAATGCCAGCACTTATGATGGTGAATCAATCAGTGGCATCTTAAATGGTGCTACTTTGGCGCTTCAAACAGGTGGTTTGGATGCAATCAACATTGATGCAAGTCAAAACGTCAGCATCGGTAACTTAACAATTACTAACACAATTGACATTACCAATGATTTAACACTCACTGGCAATTTGGATGTTGGCGGTAGCATTAATTTTGCTGATGGCACAAGTCAGTCAACAGCGGCTTACATGGGTGCAAATAACTGTTTGTTTGAAAACAACATGACAATTACTGCCGATTACACTATCACCACAGGTCGTAGCGCAAACAGCGTTGGTCCAATCACAATTGCAAGCGGTAAAGCCGTGACAATCCCTGACGGTAGCCGTTGGGTCATTCTGTAAGGAAATAATATGGGCTCTTTAGTTCTTACTGGCGACACATCGGGTTCAGGCACGATTACTGTTCCTGCCGTAGCTGGCACATTCACCGCAACCATTGGCTCTGCCACTGGTACGCATTTCCCATTTACTGCTGGCACTGCTGTTGCATCTACGTCAGGCACTTCAATTGATTTCACTTCAATTCCATCGTGGGTCAAGCGTATTACCGTGATGTTTGCTGGTGTAAGTACAAACGGCACATCAAACCTTCTTGTTCAGCTTGGCGCTGGTAGTGTTACATCATCTGGTTATGTGTCAGCATCGTCACGTTTGGGAACAGGTGTTTCAACATCTTCATATACAACAGGATTTGGCATTAACCCAAATAACGCAGGTGTCTCTATTAGTGGTAGTGTCATCTTAAATACTTTAGGCTCTAATCTATGGGCATCACAACTTAGTGCTTCATCAAGTGAACCAGCAAGTTTAGTTGGTGGTGGGAACATATCTCTTGGTGGCACACTAGACCGCATCCGCATCACCACCGTCAACGGTACAGACACCTTCGACGCTGGCTCTATTAACATCCTCTACGAATAAGGAAACACCATGACAACACCTACACGCATCATCGTTGATTTGGCAACTGGTCAAACTACACAAGTTGAACTACAAGGCGCTGAGTTGGAAGCATACAACGCTTCGTTGGCTCAACAAGCCGCAGAAGCTGCTGCCGCTGAACAAGCTGCGCAAGAAGCCCCAACAGAAGGTCAATAACCATGTCTGTTCTTATTAACGCATCAACATCGTCTGGTTTAGTCCAGACGGCAGACACCAGTGGAACGCTAGAACTGCAAAGCAATGGCACAACAATGTTGTCTATTTTGTCAACTGGTGTGAAATTTCCAGTTTACACAGTCGCAACTTTGCCTGCCGCTGGCAATGCTGGTCGTCGTGCTTTTGTTTCAAACGCTTTAACTCCTGTTGCTTTGTCTGCCGTTGTTGGCGGTGGGGCTGTAACCGTTCCAGTTTATGACAACGGAACATCTTGGATGGTGGGGTAAATATGTCAGTTGTAATCAACGGCTCCGCAGGGGTCACAACAAACTCAGGTGCTGTGTATAACGGCATCCAAGCTGGCACAGCCGTAGCAAGCACATCTGGCACTTCTATTGACTTTACGTCTATCCCTTCTTGGGTAAAACGTATTACTGTCATGTTTACAGGTGTGAGCACAAACGGTTCAAGTATCGTACAGCTTCAGCTTGGTTCAGGCTCTGTAACAACAACTGGATATAACGCAGTCGCATCCTACGGAACAAGCGCTGGTCAATACATTTCAGGTTCAACAGGCTTTTTCATGGAACCTACTGGTGTTGCAGGTGCTGGTTCTGTGCGCTATGGCTCTATTACCTTTTCACTGCTATCTGCAAACATTTGGGTTTCTCAAGGCTGTCTTCTCAACACTGCATCTGGTGCAACCGTAGCAACTTCTGGCCAAATTTCTTTGGCTGGAACTCTTGACCGTGTACGCATCACCACAGTTAACGGCACTGACACCTTTGACGCTGGCTCAATCAACATTCTTTACGAGTAATCTATGGCAGATTTTGGTTTTATCGGGCCAAGCTATGAAGCTCCATCCATCTACCAAGATGCTCAAGAGCTGATTAACTTTTTTGGTGAAATTGACCCGATGAAACAAGCGGGTGAGCGTGGCATTGTTGCGCTTTACCCTACGCCTGGCCTTACACAATTCGTTCAACTGCCTGCCGAACAAGAAGTGCGCGGTATGCGTACCATTTCTGGCAGTCAGTTGATGATTGCTGTTTCAGGGCCGTATGTTTATGCGATTAACGCCACAGGCTCTTACTATTTGATTGGGTTCTTGAATTCAACGTCAGGTCGTGTTGGCATTTCCGATAATGGCATAAACGTATATATTGTCGATGGTGCTTACCGCTACACATGGCGCATTAACAGCTTGCCAGTGACCAATTTTGTTGGTTCTGTGTCTAGCACTACATTAACTGTTTCTTCTGTTCAGTCAGGCACTATTCGTGTCGGTCAACAGATTTTCGGCGTTGGTATGTTGCCAAACACTATCATTACTGGTTTAGGTACTGGTTCAGGTGGTACAGGAACATACACGGTCAATCAATCGCAGACTGTAACAAGCCAACGAATGAACGGTGTTCAGGCTGGCGCTACTGTTACGGCTTCAATTGGTCAGACTTTAAGTGGTGTGACTATTACGGGAACTGCTGGTCAGTTTTCTTGTACTGCTGCTGGTCAAACCCTTGTGGTTGGTCAGACCGTCAAAATCAGTGGCACTTATGGTGGCACAGGCTCGATTACTGGCTATTCAAACCCGACCACTTACTACATCATCGCCACAAACGGGACAACGACATTCACATTGTCAACAACCGCAACTGGTTCTGGCGTAGTAACAACGGCTGGCACACCAACTGGTTTGACTTATGCCGTAGCAAACGACACCATGACCATTACAAACGTGGCAAGTGGCGTGGTTTACCTTGGTCAAGCCGTTCAAGGTGTTGGCGTAACGTCAGGCACTATCGTCAAAGCATTTGGCACAGGTTCTGGCTCAACAGGTACTTACACAGTTAGTTCAAATCAATATGTGGCTTCAGTGACCATGTATTTGCTGAACTTCACCCAAATGCCAAGCACAGATGGCGCATTTAGCGGTGCAAACACAGTTGACATTGTTGACAATTACTTTGTTTACAACCGCCCTAATTCACAGCAATGGGGCGCAACAAACACTTTGTCGCCAATTAGCGGTAACTTGAGTTTTGCCAGCAAAGACGGTGCGCCTGACAATCTTGTTTCTTTGATTGTTGACCATCGTGAAGTTTACTTGTTGGGTGAAGAATCTTCGGAAGTGTGGACTGATGTGGGTGCGTTTCCGTTTCCATTCCAGCGCATCCCTGGCACTTCTACCCAACACGGCATTGCCGCTGAGTATTCAATGGCTCGATTGGGTAACTCGTTTGCCTATTTGTCACGCAACAACCGTGGTCAGGGCATGATTGTCCAGATGAACGGCTACACGCCAACACGCATTTCTACTCATGCAGTGGAAAACAGCTTGTTGAACCAAGACATTACGGATGCCGTTGCCTACACATACCAGCTTGAAGGCCATGAAATCTATGTGATTTCGTTCCCAAGCATTGACCTTACATGGGCTTATGACACATCAACAACGATGTGGCACAAGTGGTTGTGGGTTGATTCAAACAACGTTTATCACCGCCATCGTTCCAATTGCTCGGCTTCGTTCCAAGGCAATGTTTACGTTGGCGATTGGGAAAACGGCAAGATTTACCTGTTGGACACAGAAAACTACACAGACGATGGTGGCGAGATTCGCAGATTGCGCCGTTGCCCACACTTGGTTTCTGACTTGCAACGTCAGTATTTTGATGAATTGCAGATTCAGTTTCAGCCTGGCGTGGGTTTGTCGGGCGTTTCCAACACCGCAAACAGTTCTGCTATTGCTGGTATCGCCATTGCTGGCTTGGCTGTTGCTGGCTCAACTGGTACTGCATCGGCTAACGTAAATCCACAGGCCATGCTTCGTTGGTCAAATGACGGTGGTTCTACTTGGTCGCGTGAGTATTGGGTTGGCATTGGTAAACAAGGCCAATACAAGAATCGTGCCATTTGGCGTAGATTGGGCATGGCGCGTGACCGAATCTTTGAAGTGGCGATTACAGACCCAATTAAGGCTGTGATTGTGTCTGCAAACCTTAAAGCAAGTGGAGCGGATAACTAATGTCAAGCGGTCTTTATTCATCCCCACAAGTCAACCCTTATCCGCAATCTGAGTTCCTTGACGGACAGACAAAGCGACCAACAAGGGCGTGGCAGCAGTTCTTTTTGAACTTGTTGAACTTTTCATCGTCTGATTCTGCAACTACGCAATCAGGCGGTCCAACGTTGCCAGCTAACCCTGTTGGCTTCATAAACATCACTGTAAATGGGCAACCTTTTAAAGTTCCCTATTACAATCAGTAACATGACAGAACTTGTTGAAAATAACGTTCCAACGCTTGAGGAAATTGAGCGTTTGCAACACGAAATGATGCAAATGCCTCAAGCCGAGTTGCAGACTGAACATTATTTTTCTGGTGGTATGTACTGTCGAAAATTGACAAGGCCAGCAGGGACATTGATTGTTGGAAAAGTTCACAAAAAAGACCATTTCTTTTTGTGTGCCAAGGGGCAAATTATTGCTTGGTCAGAAAAAGGCATGGTCACGTTGAATGAAGGTGATGTGATTGCTTCAAAAGCAGGAACTAAGCGCGTAACTTTGGCTGTTACAGATGCAATTGGCATCACTTTTCATAAAACCAACAAAATCAATTTGGACAAAATTGAAAAAGAATTGATTGAGCCAGATGAACTGGCATTGTTTGATTCAAGCAACAAACTTAAAGCGCAGGCTTTAGAGGGTAAATAATATGTCATGGGTAGCAGCAGCAGTTGTAGGTAGTAGCTTAATTAGCGGCTACATGGGTTCTAAGGCATCAAAAGATGCTGCAAATATCCAAGCTCAATCCGCAAGAGAATCTGCGGCCTTGCAAAAGGAAATGTTTGACCTTCAGAACAAGCAACAAACAGGCTATCGTTCTGCGGGTCAAGGCGCTTTGTCTCAAATTGGAGCATTGGGTTCTGGTCAATATCAAACTTATGATGAAGCTGGCAATCCTGTTGGAACTCCACAAACTGGCTCTGGTTACCTAACAAAACAATTTACGCCTGAAGATTTTTCAGCAGGCATTGACCCTGGCTACGCTTTCCGCTTGAAGATGGGTCAAGACCAAGCAATGCGTCAGGCAAACCTTGGTGGCGGCGCTTTGAGTGGCAATGCTTTGGCTGGCTTGCAAGACTACACACAAGGTCAAGCAAGCCAAGAATTTGGCAATGCGTTTAATCGTTTCCAAACTCAACGTGGCAACATTTACAACACATTAGCTTCGATTGCTGGTTTGGGTCAAACTTCACTTGGTCAAACTGGTCAAATGAGTACGCAAACAGGCGCAAACATTGGAAACGCAATTTCTAATGCTGGTTCTGCACAAGCTGCTGGAACTATTGGTTCTGCAAATGCCATTTCTGGTGGTTTAACTGGTGGCGCTAATGGGTATATGCTTTCTCAATTGTTAAAGCCACAAACTATGCCAACGACAACTCCACAGGGTTTTGGAAATCCAGTTCAACAACCAATTGACGTAAATATTGGATAAGGAACAATCATGGCAGATTTCACACCAGTTGCATTAGGCATCAAGCCGCCAGAAGGCGTTAGCCTTGGTGATATGCTTAATATTGCCCGTGGCGCACAAGCATACCGTCAAGCTGAACAAGTAAATCCTTTGGCTCTTGAGCAAGCACAAGAAGCTACAAAGCAATCAAAGCTAAAGACTGAAACAGACACAATGGGTCTGCAACAGAAGCGTTTTAAGCACATTGCTGACAGTCAGATTTCAATGATTAACAATCCTTTGGTTATTGCCGCAGAGCAGAACCCAAGTGCTGTTGACCCTGCAAAGTTAGCTGAACTTGTTAAGCGCAATGGTATGACCACAGCAAAGGCTTTGGGCATCCCACCAGAACAAGCAGACCAATTGCTTGCGCCATACATTGAATTGGCGACAACAAATCCAGCGGCCTTGCGTCAGTATTACAAAGAACGTCACATTCAAGGTTTGGATGAAGGCGCTCGTACATCTGCGCTTGGTGCAAGTGGTGTTGGTATTAACACAGGTTCTTCTGGTTACACAATTCAAACGGGTGAGTTTGGCCCACAACCTGCGGGTTCAATTGTGCCTGGCACTGCTTACACACAAGAATTGCCGCCAACACAACAGTTGGTTTCTCAGGCTGGTGATGGAACTGGTTTGCCGCCTGGCACTCCTTACGTTAAAGGTCCAGCAGGCGCACAAGCCACTGGCGCTCCAAAATTAGCAACTGGCATGTCACCATCTGCTTCTGCCGCAACTGGTGTGACAAGTGAAGATTGGAAAGCAACTTCTGACGCTGCAAACAAAGCACAGCAACGAATCGGCATTTATCAAAACATCAAGAAATTTGCTCCTGATGCGTTCACAGGTGTTGGTGGTCAACGTAAAGAATTGGCGGCTGGTATTCTTAACGCTGCTGGCATTTCTGCTTATGAAGCAGAAAAAGTTTCTACTGAAGAATTGGCAAAAAATTCTGCGTTGTTGGCAATGGCTGGCGGGAATACTGATGCAGCTCGCGCTTTGGCTGAGATTGCAACTCCTAATAAGAAGTTGAACGAAAAAGCGATTAAGGGCATTGCTGACCAATTGATTGGCGTTGAAAAAATGAATCAAGCAAAAGCACAGTTCCTTGCTCCTGTTGCTCAAGATTCTGCAAAATACCAAGAAAAGCTCAATGTGTTCAACCAAGTGGCTGACCCACGCTTGTTCCAAGAAGCAACCCCAGAGGATGTGGCTAAAATGAAAGCCAGAATGTCCGAGGCCGAAAGAGCTGATTTTGGTCGCCGTGTGAAACTACTCAAACAAATGGGATTGACACAATAATGGCAACAGTCGCTGACCTTTGGGGTGAACCAGAAGTAAAGCCTAAAGGTGGCGCTTCTAACGTTATTGCACCTAAACAAAAATCGTTTAGTACCTACAAAAACGGTATTGAAATTAACGAGCAAATTCCAGAACAACCACAAGGCGCAACAATTGCTGACTTGTGGGAATCTACGCCTGCGGCAACTCCTGCTCAACTAAAGCAACAGTCTGGCAACATTGTTGGAGAAGCAATTAGAAAAGGCTTTGAGACTAGAAAACAATTGGGCGAGGCTGCTATTGGTGCTGGTGAAACTGCATTGACTGCACTTACTGGTGCTGTTGCTGCTCCTTTGGCTGCTGCTACTGGCGTTGTTGCTGCTGCTCGTTCTGGCAAGTTTGGCACTAAAGAAGGTGTGCAAGCTGGTGAAGAACAAGCCAAAAATTTGATGGGTCAAATGACTTATCAACCACGTACAGCTAAAGGCCAAGAGTACATTCAAGGACTTCAACAAGCCTTTGAAGCAAGCAAATTGCCGCCTGTTGGTGTGCCTGAAGTTGCTGGCTTTGCTCCTTTGGCAGCTCCTGCTACGCAACAAGCAATGGGCGCTCCTGCTCAAATGAAAGCAGGATTCCAAAAGTTGAAATCTGAGTTGCCAACTGTCCGTGTTGAACGTGGTCAGCCAAGTTCAATGCAATCTGGCGGTGCGGCTGCGGCTACAAATCAGGCAATGCTTGATGAAGCTATTAATCGTGCTACGCCTGAATTAGCGGCTGAACTTAAAGCCATGAAGCCAGAGCAAGTAAATAAAGCCGCTTTGGAAAACCAAATTGTTGCTGACACTTTGCCTGTTCCTGTACGATTAACTAAAGGTCAGGCAACACAAGACCCAAGCCTTATTTCGTTTGAACGCAATGAACGTGGCATGAAAGAAAAGCTGTCACAGCATTTCAATGAGCAAAACAAAGCATTGCAAGAAAACGCCAATTTAATCAAGCAAAAAACCGCTGAAGGCACTTTTGAAACTGATTACGTTGCCAACGCTGAACGTGCAATCGAATCATTTAAAGAAATTAACAATCTTCGTCAAGCCGAAATCAAATCTGCTTACGATGCACTTGACCAATTAGGCGCAGGCAAGATTGAAGTTGACAGCAAGGCTTTTGGCGAAAACGCAATGAAAGCGTTGACTGCCAATGAAGATATTGATTTTCTGCCACCAGTAATTAAAGGCAAGATTGAATCTTACCAAGGTGGTAAGCCAATGAATTTCGCTCAATATGAGAATTTACGCACACAGATTGCGCGTGAAACTCGTAAGGCTCAACGCGCTGATGATGGAAATGCTGTTCATGCTTTGACTTTGGCAAGAAGCGAATTGGAAAAGTTGCCTTTGTTGAATGAAACAGCAGAAGCTAAAGTTGTTGCTGACAAGGCCAGAAGCCTGGCCAAGTCTGAATTTGATTTGTTAGACAAGCGCAAAGACACTTACAACTCTGTCTATGCTGACATTGTTAATGGTGGCGCTGACACCAAAGACTTTATTCCTAAAGTTGTGTTGCGCTCAAAGAACGCTGATTTTACTAAAGCAATGGATTTGTTGAAAGACAATCCAGATGCCATTAAGCAGTTACGCGCTGGCACTTTGGATTACATCATTCGTGAATCAACTGATGCAAGTGGTAACTTTAAAACTGGCAAGTTCACACAAATGGTCAACAACCTTGATGTGAACAAAAAGCTCACAACATTGTTTGGTGAAGATGCTCAACAAATCAAAGACTTAGCAAAAACAGGTCAGTTGATTGAAGCTCGACCACGTGGTTCTTTTGTAAACGAATCAAACACTTCTGTGGCAAACATGGCTTCTAAGTATGCAAAAGGCGCTGCTGAAGCAGGCGTAAATGTTGCCGCTAAAGGCTTGCCAATTGGCACAATGGGTCGTCAATTTTTGGAAAGACGCGCAGCCAACAAGCAAGTTGCAGAGACATTAAAGCCAGGTGCAGGCGTAAAAATTTCAGACATTGGTAAGGAAAAATAATGGCAGTCAATCTATCCCCCATCGGTAACGGCTTTCAGTTCTTTACCACCACAGGCATCCCACTTGCAGGCGGTTTGCTTTACACCTATGTAGCTGGTTCATCTACGCCACTTTCAACTTACACAAGCAATTCAGGATTGATTGCCAACACCAACCCAATCGTTTTGGGAACTGATGGTCGCCCACCTTCTGAGATTTGGTTGACTGAAGGCAGTTCGTACAAGTTTGTTTTGGCTGATTCTGCAAACGTTGTAATTCAGACTTACGACAACATTGCAGGCATCTTGACAAGTGCGCCAGCTACTTCACAAGTTCCGTCAGGTTGCATTTTGATGTGGTCTGGTGCTATTGGAAGCATCCCAACTGGCTACGTTCTTTGTAACGGTTCAAACGGTACACCTGACTTGCGTGACAAATTTGTGGTTGGCGCTGGTAACTCGTATGTGGTTGGCGCTACATCAAACACCACAGGCACAGGCTCAAACTTGCCAGCTTATTACGCATTGGCTTACATTCAAAAGAGTTAAACATGGCAACGATTGACGAAACCGAAGCTCGCCTGAATACGCACGAGGAAATATGCGCTCTGCGATACGAGAAGATTAACGAGACGCTGGAGACTGGCGATAAGCGCATGAACAAAATCGAATACTTGCTGTATGCGGTGATGGCGGTTGTGCTTCTTGGCCCTGGCGTTGGTGCTGAGTTCTTTAAAAAATTAATAGGACTATAAAAATGAAACCATTTATTTATAACCGTCTCAAAGAAGCGTCAACTTGGCGTGGCATCGTCCTAATTCTGACAGCGTTGGGTGTGCCGATCATGCCAGAGATGGCAGAAACGATCATCACCATAGGCATTGCCGTTACAGGCATTATTGGCGTTGTGACACCCGATGAAGCTAAGTGAACATTTCACTCTTGAAGAAGGCACATACAGCGAAACCGCTGTCCGTATGCACATTGACAACCAGCCAAGCGAAAAGCAACTTCAGAACATGAAGATTGCCGCTGAACACATGGAAATGGTGCGTTCTGCTACTGGAGCGTTGCGCGTTAATTCTTGGTTGCGCCTGCCGGCCGTGAATGAAGCTGTGGGTGGTTCAAAGATTTCTAGCCACATGGATGGTTGGGCTATTGACTGTTCATCATCTGCACATACGCCTTATGAACTTTGCCAACTGGTAAAGAAAGCTGGCATCAAGTTTGACCAAATGATTCACGAATATGGTCGCTGGATGCACATTTCTTTTGCTCCTGAAATGCGCCAGCAAGAACTGACTATTTTCAAGCCTGAAGGAAAGTACAAGCCAGGCATCCTGACGGAAGCCGAATATCACGCTTAATCGTCAAGCGCGACCATCAAAGCGGCAACAAGCGCAAACACTCCAATAAAGATGATTGCGCCAGCCAGCAAAATGGCTGAAATCAGTGTGATGTTATCCATGTCGATGCTCCTTTGCTTCGCCTAGTGTTTGGAAGTATTCATCACACACCTTGCACCGCCAGAGCTTTTGTTCTCTGACGGCTGCAAGGCGTTGTTGACGACCCATCCAGCCTTCAATTACTCTTGAATCGCCCCGATAACTTGTCACGGATTCGAGATTTCGTGGCAATCTTTGATTGATTAAGTTCTTCATGTGTTTTCAGGAAATAGTCTAAAGACCCATTTTCTGACGAAATTCTTACCGTTTTCAATCCAACTTCACGTTGGCGGTAAGGTTTCTTTTGCACTTCTTGCTTGGGCCAAGGTGCGTTGGGGGCTAGTACCGTCTTGTACTTTGGTGATTCGTTCAAATTCTTCATCTTCTTCTTTTGTCCATTTGATGTTGTCGTAACCACTTGACCATTTCTTGTGGTCTGTTGGTCGCTGCTTGTCGCCCTTGCCGCCATCACTCATTTGACCCCCTTTGGCATACCTGCCTTTGAATAAGTGTAAAACTCAGTTCTTTCAATAGAAACGCGTTTAGTCTTTGGAAAGTCACTTAACGGGCTTGTCTTGGCTATGCCATTGCTTTCGCGTGTGGCTCGTGCCATCGTTCCGTACTTCACGCCATTTGCTTTGGCATCTGCTTCTTTACGGATAGAAGAAATAAATTCTGGCATATACGTTTCAACGTATTTTGGGGAAAAAGCATTAACAGTCATCTAGCATCCAATCAATAAAAAGTCCGATTATCAAAAGTTCAATCACAGCGCCTTTCCAATCTCAGCGGCTGCTCTTACGATTGCTCGTCGGGTTGCTGCGTATGGGTCGTCTCCAGATTCTTCTGTGTGATGCTCCCGCATTGCTCCATCAACATGAGCGCCTCTTTCATGGCAACAAATATCAAGCATCAACGTCACAGCCAGCCGCAGCGCATCGCCATCGTCTGTTAGTGGGTTCCACCAATCCCACAGCCACATTTCATCTTTAATTCCAGCCGCTTTAGCAGCCAGCTCTAGCAGTTCTTTGTCAGTCATAGCAACTCCTGTTGCATTGGCTTGATGCGCCATTCACGCTCTTGCCTGCCGCTGTTTGATTTGACTGTAATGCCTGTCTGTTCTATCAAATCCATCTTTTCTAACTCACTCAAACGTCTTGCTACTTGATTGCTTTGTAAGCCTGTTTGGTTGGCAATGCCATCTTTACCCATTGGGCCAAATCGTTGCAACGCAGCCACAATAACTTCTTGGTGCATCTTTGCTACGTCTTTGATTGAATCAGCCGCTTGGAAGCTGGTGATTGCGTCTGTTGCTCTTGCTCTGAAAAATTTAAACATATTCGTTCCTATGCAAATGGGTGGTGGTACTCGCTGCACTTTGCGCTAGAGGTCGCTGCGTTTTCAGATATATCCCGTGGCGCTTAGAATCCGCTTTCCCACCAAAATCAATTAAAACGGCATATCCTCGTCTTCTGGGAAGCCATCGTTAGATTTTTTCTGTGGCACTCCTTTTTGTTCATCAGTCTTTGGTGTGAACAAATACGCCCACCCTTCCCAACCGCCTTCAACCAATGGAACTTGGTCGAGTTTCAGCATTGGGCCTTTTTTCGTCTCGATAACGCTACCAATACGCTGATAACGCACTTTCTCTTGACCGTCTTTCTGGTATGTGCCAGCCTTGACTGTCACTTCATAAACTATTGCCATTTTCTTTCCTTCACTTAGAGTGTTCATCTGAAATTTGCTTCACGACCAAATCGTAAAACTTACGCGCTTCGTCAACCTTGAATTTTATTTTGTCTTCAAGTGCTTTGTCGCGTTTGTAGTTGAGCAATGTCACGCGCAGTTCTGGCGCAATATGCTCAACTTGATGCAATGCCTTATCTTCAAACCCTACCAAGTGGTCAGGCGTGTTAACAAGGCAATATGCAATCTGTGCTGAATCCAAGTCCCAAAGCATCATATAGGCTCGGAGTTGCCATTCATAACCTTTGTTCTCGCCTTCTGCTGCAAGGCATGGGAACGTTGCCAATGACCAACTGGACTTAATGTCAATGATGCGGTCAGCAACAATGTCAGCCTCGCCAGTTAGCCAATCGTTTGTTTTGCGCTCTGTGTTCTTCTTAAAGTCTGCAAACAACACAGAGTTAAGCAACTCGATTGAACGATCTTCAACGAGCAGACCCTTTTCGGTGTACTTGCTAGAGAAGCGTTCGTCATAGCCATAAACAAACTCTTTTGCTTGCTTGGTGATAGCTGTCTTTGCTCCTACGGACAATGTTTCATCCTTGCCTTTTGGGTCGGTCATTATGTCGGAGAGTGAGGATGCGCGAATTTTTAACATTAAATTACCTCTGCTGATTTAAGTTTACCTGTTTCACTATCAAAGGTGAGTTTGAGGTTGTGTTCGTTTCTTTTGTGTGAAAGCAAAACATCTGTAAAGGTTGCCCAAAAATACTCTACATAGTCAGGCTTTGGCTCTGGCTTGATGCGGTATTCAAAATTAGGATGATCGTCCCAATCTCCTTGTTGTGGCAAAAGTGTCCAAGGGTTATGACGATCACGATATTCAATTTCAGCCCCATCAGCCCAAGCCTTGATAAGTGCTGCGTGTTTATGTGGTTTACGCATTTGCAATCGCCTTATCTACTGTGTCAATTTGCTCTTGAGTAAGTTCAAACGTATCAAGCAACTTTTTAGTTGTGTAGTCGCCAGACAATATTTTTTCGATGGCTTTACTTAGACGATCATCTGTGATTTTTGACTTTTGAACAGGCTGATCTGGCTCGTCACCTTCTTCTGGTAAATCCTCGCCTTCAAAGATGTAAAGCGCAATTCCATGCAAAGCTATTGCCTTAACCAAACAACGCTGCATAGCCTTGTTTACTTGGTTTGCGTCAGGGTTTGCTATTGCCTGATTATTGTTGTTCATAACTGGCAAAAACGCTGTTCGTGACGCTCCGAAAGCAGTCACAGTGCAAAAGACCATCATTGTTTCGCCAAACATTTGGGGCGCTTTGAACTCCCAATTTGCATCTTTATCTTCTTGCAAAAGCACATCAACTGCATAAGCCCAAGACAGATAATTAAATCTGCCTTTCTTTTTCATCTTGTCAATGACGCTGATTTTGCGTAGCTCGTTAAATGTTTTCATGTTTAGGCTCCAAATACAATCATTGCCACGACAAAACCAGCGGCAAATGAATAGACAATGTTGAGATATTTTTCGTAGTCAGATTGGTGTTGTTCCATCCATTGACCTTGTTGCAGACGTTCTTGGTCTTGAACGTTGTCTGGGAACGCTTCTTCAAGTGTGCGTGGGAATGTGCGGGTGGTGTCGTTGAGTTTCATTGTGTTTCCTAAGTTACCGCTTGCGTTGCGCTACGGGATGAATGTATTGTGCAGGAAAATTGACAGAATTTTCAACAATCGCAAAAATATTTTTGTTGTGTTGTATTTTCGTCAATTTTTCTTTACACTACTGGCATGAACATAGACCATCTTATCAAGAAAGTAGGCTCACAGAGTGAGCTTGCGCGTCTGCTTGGCGTTGAGCGTGGGACTGTTTGGCTATGGAAGCAAAACGGGGTTATCCCAAAGTCTCGCATCTGGCAGATTCAATTGCATTTTCCTGAACTATTGAAAGACAAAAAATGAGTTATTCAGAAATCGAAATGAAAGTTGTGCAATGGGGCGAAAAGCGTGGAATTGTGCAAAACAGCACACCTTACGCACAGGCGCTTAAAACCCGTGAAGAACTGATTGAACTGTTTGATGCTTTTGCTGCTAACGACAGGGCTGCAATGGCAGACGCATACGGCGACATTCTTGTAACCTTGGTAATGGGTTGCGCTTGTGCTGACCTTGACCTTGTGACTTGTTTTGAAAGCGCTTACAACGAAATCAAAGATCGCAAAGGTTTTCTCAACAAAGACGGAATCTTTGTGAAACAGGTATAATGTTTTGAAACAGGGCTAGGTCAGAAGTAATTAGCTGACCGAAAAGCGTACTCCCCGCCTGCCTATGTTTCTTTCTGGGAGTTTGCGGAGAAGCCTTATGGCAAAAAAGACCTATTCAGAAAAGCTGCTTGACCCTCGTTGGCAGCAAATGCGTTTGCGTGTGTTTGAGCGTGATAAATGGACTTGTCGTTGCTGCAAAAAAGCAGACAAAACATTAAACGCACATCATCCAGTTTACAGACCCTATGCGGAAGGGCCGTGGGACTATGACGTTGATGAACTTGTAACTTTATGCGCTGAATGTCATTTAGATGAACACGCCGAATTGGAAGCGTCAAAAGCCAATGTTTTGCTTACGTTGGTAAGAATGGGATATTGGGGTTCTTACGATTTCGATAGCTTGTGCGATGTTTTGGGTTCTTTTACAAAAGATGAATTAACAAAACTTTTCTTGGAGAAGCACAATGGCACGAATTAGAACTATCAAGCCTGACTTTTGGCGTGATGAATCATTGGCTTCTGTAAGCCCAGAGGCTGCATTGTTGGCAATAGGCTTGCTTAATCATGCTGACGATGAAGGCTATTTCAATGCCCATCCAAAATTGATTGAATCTGACATTTTTCCACTACGGGAGCTTTCCAACACTATTACGGTAATGATTGATGAGCTTCACCGTATTGGTTACATAGAGCTTTACAAAGGATATGATGGAAAGAAATACGGTCACATATGCAACTTTGCAAAGCATCAAGTTATCAATAAGAAAAACCCAAGCAAAATAAAGGCTTTGTGTGATGTGTTGGATGATTCCGTTACTGCTACCGTAGTCCTACCATTAGGAATGGAAGGGAATGGAAAGGAAAAGGAAAAGGAAAAGAAAGCAACCAAGGTTGCCGCAACTGTCGTTGCTTGCCCTGATGGTGTTTTAGAAAATGTTTGGCGTGATTGGTTGCAATTGCGAAAAGCTAAGAAAGCGCCAGTAACTGAGACTGTTTTAAGTTCTGCTGTTGATGAGGCTAAGAAGGCAGGAATTAGCCTAAACGCTTTCCTAACCATCTGGTGTGCAAGAGGTTCGCAAGGTTTGCAGGCTGAATGGCTTAAAACAAACGAGCGTCAGCCATTTGCAAACAAATACGATGTGGCTCACGTTACAACGCCAACGCCGCCAAACCAAGACGCTGCGCTACGCAAGATTGAGGAAGACGCAAAGAGGGCTGCCAAGCCAAATGCTGAAATACAGGCCAAGATTGCCGAGTTGCTTAAAGGCAACAAAGTATGAACTATTTTCAAGCAAACAAAATTCTTGACGGAATCAAGGATAATCTGTCTTATAATCTAGACACAATCAACAAAGCACTTGAACTGACAGGCGACTTAGATGGATTTCAACCAAGTATTCGAGCAACAAGTGGAGCATCTGACAAAGATGGCTTTACAGAAGGGCTGGATAGCTTACGCCAAGCAAAGGGCGCAAGAACTTGAAGACGATCAATCTGGGTTGTGGGTTGGGTTGGTTGAAGCGGTAAGAGAACGAGTAAATGAACGTAAATGAAAGGATATGAAATGGAACTCGATACAAGAATTGAAACGACACGCAAGCGCCGCCACATTCATGTTGACGCACATGAAGACGGTGTTTGGATAAACGTGGTGGTAGAAGCTGCCCGTTGCCACGTTACGCTGACCAAAGACCAAGCCAAGGACATGATTGCTGCCTTGATTCGCATTGTTGACGCAGAGGTGACCAAATGAGCGAATACGAAGATGACGATTACGAAGAATGTAGCTGGTGTCATGGATGCGGTGAAGGCGACTATGACGGTGCAGCTTGCCGCAAGTGTCATGGAACTGGCGTAGAGCCTGGCGATAAAAAGGATGATGACTATGTGTAATTGGCCTTTCCCAACACATCCACCAACACCGTGGACAGCAAAGCAAATCAAAGAATACGCGCAACAACAACGCGCACAACTGCCAGAGGCTCCACTATGAAAAAAGATGAAATCATCGAACAATTGCGTGACATGGCAAAGCATCCAACAGTGACGTTGCCAAGGGATTACGAGATATTGATGACTGCTGCTGATTTATTGGCACAGCAAAGCAATGAACAGGTAGAGCCTGTGGCGTGGGAAAGCATCTTAGGTGCTGTCGCCCGTGGCTGGTGCTATGAGGAAAACGCCAACAAGACAATGGACAGTGAACTGGCAGTAGCAATCGCCAAAGAAGTTCAAGCTCTCTACACACATCCACCCGTACCTACGGCACAACCCAAAAAGCCAGAGCAGGAGCCTGTAACTGTTTTGCCTGATGGTAGTGCGTTTGCAGTTATGTCATATCCGCTTCCAAAAGACCATTGGCTATACGCAGAACGTCAGTATGAGGGTGATGCAGATGAACCAAACGAACTTGGCAAGCCAATCCTGACTCATGCACTTCGTGATGCTGTTGTGTCTGCTGTTCGCTACGCAATCCGTGGAGCAACCAATTGCGGAAAAGAATTGGATTTTGACCCTGATGCGCTAGTGCAAAACGCTGTATATGCGCTATGTGGCCCTTATGGTTTAGCCGAATCCAAAAAGCCAGAGCAGGAGCCTGTGGCATTTCCAGATGCGCCAAAAACCATTTATTTGCAGGTTGGCGATGAGTGTCCAGAGGATGCCAAATGGAAAGAATTGATTGATGTCTGTTGGTGCGATGAGCAAGTGTTTGACAACGACATTGTTTATGTTCGCGCAGACACCACCCAACCACAGCGCAATCCGCTGATGGATGAGGAATTACGCACCATCGAAAACAAGATCAACCCGAACATGCGATGGCGTTCAAGCGACGAAGAAGGCATCACTCTTTATCCGATTGAGTATTACGAACTTGTCCGAGCCATCGAAGCCGCCCACGGCATTAAGGAGTAACACATGACAGAACCTATCGCATTATGGTTGGCTGGCGACCTTAAGTTGGCAGTTCAAGAATATCCACAAATTAGCGAGTACGAACCGGGAGGCTATTGTCGGCAAGAGGATCAGTTGATGGATGCAGCCGCCGATGAACTGCGCCGTTTGTACCAACTGAACACTGAACTACTAGCTGAGTTGAAATACATTGCCGATGCCGATCCGAAAGATTGGTACGAAGAAATGCGCGACCAGTTTCAGCAGTGGGCACAGAGCCGCGCTCGCGCCGCCATTGCAAAATCAGAAGGGGGTGCGGCATGAGTCCAGCAAAACACTCAGCAATCTGCGCTGAAATTCAACAAGCGCATCAAGCAAAAGAATCAAAGTTGTTGGCTCGTATTGCGCAATTAGAAACCCATCGTAAACCACTGACGCATGAACAGAGACTTGATGTAATGACAGAATTTGAAAAGCACAGAATGAAATGGGATGACATATCAATTTTGATTGACATGGTCGAAGCCGCCCACGGCATTAAGGACTAAGACATGGACACAACAGAAAAAGACATTCGTAACTTATTTGCCAACAGTGGAGAACTCGACCGAGATGAAGTGGCTATGTTGTTGCTTCAACTGGTGGAGCGCATACAAAACTTAGAACGAGCACCACAGCGCACATGGGTTGATTTGACCGATGAGGAAATCAGAAAACTTTGCGTAACAACTTACGGTGGTCGTGAATTTTGTCTATTAGTCGAAGCAAAACTCCGTGAGAAAAATCAATGAGTGGATGGCGTAAACGTGGTGGGGGAAAAACAAAATGACAAAAGACGACATGATTTCCATGCTGCGAGGCGTTGGATGCGATGAAAACACAATCACAGCAATGTCAAACGCATACGACCTTGGGTTTGAGTACGCTAAAGAAAATATGTTGGCTTTGCCTGTCGTTGAGTTACCTTTGGAGACCAAGTGAGATACGCAGCCCGTGTTGATGCTACACAAGAGCAAATCGTTAGTGCTTTACGCGCTGCTGGTGCTTACGTCTGGATTATTGGCTTGCCTGTGGACTTACTGGTTGGCTACGGTGGCGTAACTTACTTGGTTGAGTGCAAAAGTGGCCCTAAAAAGGCTTTAACGAAGCTACAACAAGATTTTTTCGCAAAGTGGGTTGGTGGTAGGTTAGAACGAATTGAAGGGCCAGAACAGGCTTTAAGAATGATTGGTGTGATATGAACATTGAAGACACATTGATTGAGCGTGGCACACGTTATGGTGAATTTAAAGACCATGCTGATATATCGCAACAAATCAAAATAACTATGCAAACAAAAAATGGTTGGGGTCGTTTGCAATTTGACCAACGTGAAGCACTTGAGATGATTGCTCACAAGATGGCAAGAATTATTAATGGTGACCCAAATTACCATGATTCGTGGCATGACATTGCTGGATATGCAACTTTGGTTGCAAATAGGCTGGAATGAAGTACGACCTAGACAGCCAAGAGCAAGCCTCTGCTTTGATGAACGGTCTTTGGCCTAAAGTCAAAGCAGCCTTGGCAAGCGGTAAAAAGCTGACGCTGGAAATCAAAGAGCAGAGTAAAAGCCGTGAACAGGAACGTCTTTATCACGAATTGATTGGACAGATTGCTAAACAGGCGCAGCATCTAGGTGCGAAATGGTCGGCAGAAGACTTCAAGCGACTTTTGGTGGACCAATTCGTGCGTGAACAAGGCATAAGCAATGGAAAAGTGATTCCTAACCTTGATGGAACAGGAATTGTCCAGCTTGGCTTTCAAACCCGTAACTTTTCAAAAGAACAAGCCAGCGAATTCGTGGAATTCCTTATGGCATGGGCTTC